CTCTTTATCTTGCTCTCATACGCGACTTATCCCCGCTTTTGGATCGCGATCAACAGATCGCGGCCTATATGCGCTCCACGGCGATTCCGGTTTACCCGGATGACACCATGGAAACATACTCTGCAGTTCACCTCTTGAACAACGTGCTCAAAAAGTGCGTGACAGAGAAGAAGGCTGACGCTTCGGCGAAGGCTTTGGGGGCGTTTCATGAGTCCAATGGACTCTGCGCCTCTTGGGAGATAAAGGCAGATCGATCACTCCACGATGACCTCTTATTGGGTCACTTCCGACAAGTGGTTGACCGTGTTTTCTCACACGGAAAGCTTTTGAATGACAACCTGATGGACCTCTTTGATAGAGGTTCATTAGGACCTGGCGTTCAGGCAGGTTGTAGGCATACAGCGTTATATAAGAAACTATTTGACGCTCGGCTTACCGCTTCATCTGCATCGATTTTTGAGTTATTCTCAAGATGTGTCTCCTCCCGGTCCCGGTGGCTGAACGCCCAATTTGTGCGTCAACTCCAGTTTGGGATTGATGGAGACATCGTTTGCAGCAAACTTAGTTTCGTCGACAAGTCGAACGACACGGATCGAACCATTTGCGCTGAACCCACATTGAATATGTGGTTCCAGCAGGGGTACGGCTCTGTTCTTCAGGATGTTCTCCTGGACTACTTCGCCGTGGACCTGTCTAATCAACAGGAATTAAATCGTTCGTTGGCCCTCCATGGGGTTAAGTGTGGTTTTTCCACAATTGACCTTAAGAGTGCTTCTGATTCGATGTCCCTTAAGATGCTTGATTGCATCTTGCCCCGCCATGTAACTTCAGTCCTGAAGACCCTTCGGTCAAAGGAGGCAAAGTTACCCACGGGCGAGCTTGTCAGGCTCGATATGGTGTCTACGATGGGGAATGGTTTTACATTTCCCCTCCAGACTTTATTCTTTGCGTGTGTCGTGCAAGCCGTCTTCGATTTGGCTGGTGACCAACTTATCCAGTCAGTCCGCCGCGGTAAGCAACTCGTTCCGGGTAACTTTGGGGTCTTTGGCGACGACATAATTGTGCCTTCGGTTCATTACCGTGACACATGTCGGTTGCTTCGACTCCTAGGATTCCGGATTAACGAGGCGAAATCCTTTTCAGAAGGACCGTTCAGAGAGTCTTGTGGCCTCGACTCCTTTAATGGCCACAATATACGTCCTGTATATCTGCGGGATACCTCCCGCGCCTCTCTTTACTCATTTTTGAACCAAATCCGGCTATGGTCTGCGAGACTAAACATCTCGCTAAACCGCACCATATCAGGACTGGCTAGGAGCCTTCCCAGGTTCCTAGTCCCACGCTCTTTTGCGTGGGATTCAGGCATACATGTTCCCTCGTGTATGGTCAGACCCCCCCGCCCATCGCAAGATGGATGGTCTCGTTTTATCTTCAAGGCTTTTGAGCCTGAGATAGATAGAGCGGTGTTTGATCAACATACGTGGCGTGTGCCACATGCATTCGGCCGGTGGTCGGTTAATCCCGACGGTGCCGTCCTGTGTATGTTGAATGGAGGACTTGTGAACAATGCGATTTCCTTACGGGCTGTTAACCCAAGGAATCAATCGTATCGTTTGAGGCGTTATGCAACCCCGAACTGGGATGCATACCCTCTGGGACCCGATCTTCTTGATCGGGCGGCATGGGCTCGCTGGAGTAGCGAGTCACTACGACTTCTGACAAGAGTCTAGTAAAGCCCG